TGGCAAGCTCGGCCTGTAGGTCCTCGTCTCGCATGTCGTAGAGGTGCTGGACGCGGGCCTCCAGCTCGTGAAAGCGGGTGGTGGCGTATTCCACGTCCTCTGCTCGGCGCTTGTACAGGCCCACCGCCACCTTATGTGCGATTTCCTCCGCCGTGGCCTCGACGGCTTGGCGAAGCTTCTTGATAAGCTCATGAGTGATCCCATGCTGTTGACGATATGCCGCAGCGTCGACCCAAGCATCATCCGCTGTCTTGTTCATCTCTCACCTCCTCGCGTCGAAGTCTCTATAAGCCCGGGTGAAGAGCCGCTCGTCATAGTCCTCCTCAGCGGGCAAGCCCTGTCTGGTCTTAAAGTTCGTGATGTAGTGCCAACACTCGCAGCCCTCAATGGAGTCGATGGATGGAGGCATACCCGGGTGGGCATTGTCAGGTGGGTAGAGGGTTGCCTTCTCTCCCGGATCGATGGTGATTGTGATGTCATTCTCACAGCACGGACACTTGATGTCATGCTTGATCGACATGGTGTGCTCCTAGTTTGAGTGTTACTATCACCCCGAGGCGATCAGACTCCATTCGGATAGAGGAGATCTGATGCCAGCAGGGAGGGTTAGGGAATGGGGCGAGCCAGCTCAGCCCCTTCTTCATACTTCCGGGTCTGCTATCTTCCAGTTTGATGAGATGCTTAATGACGTCGGGAGAGTTGATCCGATAAACGCAGATGTGTTCGGTCAACTCAATCGGTACGGCGTAGGTCTCCAGGATATTCCCGCTTCCTGGCTTATAGAAGTAGACCGGACTGCTCCGCCAGCCTTCCCTCCCCAACTCAAGCATCATCCTCGTCCTCGAAGCAGACCACCTTCCGAACAGGGACTTCCTTTACCTCACCTGTCTCGACCATACGGCAGTGGCGAGGGAGGAACCTGACCTCGAGGCCCCTACCTCCATCTACACACGCCACACGCCAGGTGAAGGAGAGAGTGCTCAGGTTGTCGAAGTCAGGACGCTTCCTGATCTTGAGGTTGCAGGCCTTGACCATCTGGGCTATGATGCTCTTTGCTTCATCCACTGTGTCGCAGGCGATAGTCAGCCCAGGGAATCCCCAGGAGTCGAAGCCATTGTTGATAAGGTTCCTCTCCGGGAGGTTCTCCTGAACCCAGATCAGGGCGTGACCGAGTTTGTCACAGGTCTCAATGATATCGTCCAGTTTAGTAGCGTGTGCCCTACGAGCACGGTCGACTGCTTCCTTCTTAATCGCTTCAATGCTCATGATTGCTCCTAGTTTTGATGAGTGTTTCAATGATTGAATACCTTACCAACAATGCTGCAACGATGCGAGGAATGCGCAGATCGCGAGTGTTATCGTCACTGCCAAGTAACCTCGAATCGTGTCCCATTTAGACATTACCCAACAGAACTTCACGAACGAGGATGACCTTATCCTTGTCCGGTCCGTCAGGTGAGGTGTACTCGAATGGGATGTAGTAGTCCACTGCGTTGACGCTCAACTCCAACGAGACAGGACAGAGCAGACACGACACGAACGCTCCTCCCGACTCGATGAAGTCGTCTGCCAGTAGGACAGAGTGGTCACATCTGCGAGCCATTTAGTAGCTCCCTTAGCAGTTGGTCTGCTTGTTCTGGATTGATGGTTTGGAGCCTGTCAAAACGGGCTCGGATTAGTTTCTTTAGTTCAGCCGTGTTCTTCCTTCGTTCCCTCTCCTGCCTTGTATCGAAGTCCCACTCGACCCGTTTGCACTGTTCGGCTAGGTAGGGCAGGTCAGTGGAGGGAGAGATGAATGAGGAGCTGACTTGGATCTCACTCTTCGTGACCCTGATCTCTCCCTTTGGTATGTCGGAAGAGACCAGGACCTGGCGCTTCGTACCTGATGTGCGCTTGACGTAGAGTTGGAGCATCGCTTCATGATTCATGAGGTACCTCCACAACCTTGGACTTCAGGCTGCGAGAGAATACATGAAGTCTGACCTCTCGTACCTTCCTGTCGTCGATCTTCTTCCACGTTCGGGGAGCGGAAGTGACAGGCTTGAACCCTTTGGCTCGGAGNAAAGAGACCGCAGCCTCAGGGTTTGGAAAGTTTCTGTTTAACACCTTCGTTACCTCTCCTATTAAGTGTGATTGGGGAGGGTGGAGTCAGGCCCCTCACCCGTTGGCGAGTGAGGGACCCTCTCCTCGGTTGGAGGTTAGTCCTCCATACCCTCCACCTCGATACCAGCAGCCTGCAGTGCAGCAAGCTGATCCTTCGTGAACTTGGCTTCCTTCACCGTGTCGGAGGAGATCCGAGCACGACGGCTCTTACGACCACTGGAAGTACGCCGCCCATAGACGAACTGTTCGACTGCCTGCTGCACAGCCTCAGCACCGTCCTCGATCACGTTCCGAGCCGCAGCCTGCAGACGGACACGGAACTGAGCGACCGCAAGGGCGTTGACGTCAGCGTCAGGGTCGTTTGCGATCTCTTCCCATCTCGGGTCTTCGAGGCTCTCCGGAAGAGAGTACTCGAACTCGATGGCGTCGTGTCCCTTCTTGGACACCTTGATTGTTTCCGCAGTTGCCATGATACAGCTCCTTGTTTCTCCGGCCTCAGTTAGGATTAGTCACACAGGCGGGGCCGGTGTCCGCCTGCCTGAATATACAATATAACGGTTTGGGGGCGCAGACGCAAGGCTACAATCGGGAATGCAGCGTGGCACGATTGTTGCCCGCAGCTCACTCATCTTCGAGATCCCTCGTTATCGAGTCGAGGAGCTTATCGATTCTATCAGCCTCATAACTCTCCTTCTCCTTAATGACAGCGACAGTGAACTTGAAGAGCGCATCCATCACGTCGCTTACGTGGTCTTCGTCGAGCCCTGCTACAATCATGGCGCGTCTGAGTATGTTAATTTCATACTGCATCAGTCATCCTCCAGGATAGTTGAGAATCCTCTGCTCTCCTCCCCACCATCGTCGGACTTGATCCTCTCCACAGGGTAGGAGATCTTCGCCCCCTCCTCCGCCTTCGCCTGAGTATGGACCTTCCATCCTCGACGGGCTGCTACCTTTGCGAAGTACTCCTCATCGAATCGAGGGGAGGGGTAGAACTCAATCACGTGCATGTTGGACTGAATGTCGTCGAGGGAGGCGATGGCCTTCCTCTCATCGGGAGGTGTTAGGCGGAAGGTGAGTCCACTCTCCGGTACAACGTGGAGTTGGGCTAGCTCAGTCTTCACATGGACAGTGACCTGCCCAGCGAGCGTGGCATACCTCCCATCGTAAAGGTGAGGGAACATCTCCGCACTCTTCAATGCCTCTCGCAGACGGAACCGTTCAGCGGAGAGGTGCTCCTTCGGACAGTCAAAGGCAGCGGTCTCTCCCTTCTCCGCAGCGAGGTAGATCACTTCGAGTGCATCTCTATACGTGTGAACAATTCGTTCGGTGAGGTTATAACCCATTACTCATCCTCCGGTGGGTGGGTAGCGTCGCTGTCTCCTGGTCCAGGTGAGCGCTCGCCTGAGTCGGGAGCCCGGCCAGGTTGCAGGCCAGTGTTGAGGTCGAGTGCGCCCATCGAAGGGTCATGTAGAAGGGGGTCCTTCGGGCACTCGACCATCGTTAGGCCAGCGGCGTGGATCTCAGCTACCGACGTGGGCTTCTCCAGTTCACCTGAAGACGAGGCGAAGTAGAAACGTGACGTGTCAGCGTCGATGGCTGAGAGGGACCATGCTGCTCCGCACGAGGCGCAGATCATTTCACTCATGTTCTCCTCCTACTCTAACGGTGGAAAGGAAAGTGATCTCAGTTTCAGTATCTCGGGTGCGGACGAGGAAGGACTCACCTCCAGGTGTGGTGAGTTCGTAGCTCATAACCTTCATGGATGCGAGGGGACTACGCTTCTCTCCAGGGGATGCACGAGAGAGGCCGAACTCATTCCGCACGAGTCTGTTAACAGCAGCGAGGATTGAACTCACCTTCTCATGTGCTAGTTCAGGAACCTGGGACTTGAGCCACTCGACATACTCCTTACTCCCCACGATTTTGTTGTTTACGTTGAAGGTGCGCTTGCCTGACTCAACACCTGCGTAGTCAGACAGAATGTCCTCTTCGATGGATCGGATCTTGTCAGCGAGAGTCACCAGTTACCTCCCAGTGTGTCGGCCTCTCCAAACGTGCATGGTCCGCAGAGGCCAGAGACAGGGACGACTGGAGTCTCACCACACACCATGCACTGTGAGGTCCAGTCAGGGCGAGTGCAGGAACAGTAGCCCTGCTTATCATTACGTTCGTGACAGTTGAGACACTTGTCAACTGGAGGGTCGGACTTCATGTTGGATCTCCTCCTGACCTAGGATGCGGCCAGTAGTGGGGTGAAGGATAGGGAACGGGCAGTTGAGTAGGCAGGAGCGGCAGACGTCGATGGTCTCCACGTCATCGAGGTCTAGTATGTCGATGGTGTAGAGAGTAGGATGAGGGGCTTCGCAGAGAGTGCACTTCATGACGTATCCTTAACCGTCTGCCGGCGGAGCCAGTCAGGATTATGGAAGTCATCATACACTAGCTGGGATGATACGAAGATATAGTCCTCCGGTGACTTGTACTCAGGTCCTTCTCCTCCTATCTGATACGTGGTGAAGTGAGGCTTCTCACCCTTCGTGTGGTCTCGGATAATGAGATCCGTTCGGGCAGAGAGAGTGTGAGCCCAGTCGAGAGCTAGATCATGTTGAGTGAAGAGCACCTCGTAGGCTGTCCCTTCATATGCAGTCTGCAGTCCTGCAACGTAGACCTTATCCATGGCGTGCCTCCTAGTAAGGTGCGTGAATGTGGAAGTAGTGCTCACTCCAAGTAAAGCCCTCATCATCTTCGTTCGCATTAGGGGGCGTGGTAACTGTGGCCTCCCAGTTGGGACCGATCTCATCCACCACGATGCGGCAGATGACACGACCGGAGAGGTCCTTCACTACGTACTCTCCAACCTGGTCAAGGGTTAGGGTCTTCATCGGTCCTCCTTTGGCTTCCATTGTATGGTGTCCACTCCTGGTTGAGGGTTTCAATGATTGAATCAGATGGCTTCAACTGTCACCACGATGGAAGGAGGTGGCCCGTCAGGGAACGTGGCTTTGTGAACATAGATGACGGGGAGGAGAGGGTTCTCCGCTTCATACCGGTAGGTGTTCTTCGTAGTCCTAGCGTGCTGCATCGTGACTTTCATCCTGCCTCCTAGTTTCAATGGTTCTGAATGAGGTGATCCACCTGCTGCGGGGTGAAGAGTGTCATCCATGTGCGGATGACCTCCTCACACCTCTGACACACAACCCTGTCACCAACCGAGGCGAACACAACTGGTGTCGTGGTCTTGCGTCGGCAGAGGGCGCAGGACCTAACCGGCCTCGCCCCGTGCTCGATCCTAGTGATGGGATGACTCACCATTCCCTCCTTCTGTTAAAGATGATCCGCATGAAGCGGTCGATGAGATCCTCAATCCTGCTCATGTTACCTCCGGAACATGGAAGTGACGATCACCGCTCTCATCAAGCGGCTCCTTTTCATGAACGGACGCAGGGAGAAAAACACTCCCAACCGATCCGTTCGCAGGTGTGGGACAAATTACAATCTGTTGTCCGCCGAGACGGATAACAATCTCCGGCCCACGCATGTTGACACTCACCTCCATATGAGGCAGGTCGAGTGATGTGACACTCACGGCATCGTCTGCCGCGAGTACGATTGCGGTTTCTTTGAACGTGTGCATCATACCTCCTGTGAAAGAATGAGACCGTGCGGGGTGGCCGATCCGCCCCACAATACCCATAATAACACATCTACCCCGCAGACGCAACATCCTGCGGGGAAATGCAGATCCCACCACACACACCACGCACACCACACGACACCACCACCAATGAAACCAAAGCCCAAAGGGGGGGGTCTGCACCTGTCCACCTGGCTGAGTGTGAGAGCGTAGAGAGTGTCTTATATAAAGGTTATTAATAATATATTATTATTTATAATATGTATATAGCAACTAAGTCCATACTCACACAAACAAGTGTGTAAGGGTGTAAAGGGGGGGTATTGGGCCGTGGTGGTGGTGGGTTTGGTAGGTCGTGGTGGGATTCTCACCAGGTCAACGCAGCTCGACCCGTTTTCAACGCAGATCAACGTGGAGAACGTTCCACGTGGAACATCTCCCCTGACCCATATGGTGAGAACAAAAAAAGAACCCCCTCCCGTACAGGCAAGGGGGCTCGAGGTTACGCTAGTTTATCATAGTGGTCCGAATCCACAGCATAACCTGAACGGTACTCTCGTCCACTCTTGGTTATGTAGATTGTACCTACTATGACATGGTCGTCGTTAGGGTCACCAGACCCTTCCATGTACTCCACGACCTCTACAATAGGGTCATGACGGTACTTGGCATGGAGCTTGACGATCATCATAGTTCTCCGGTTAGGGTAAAAGGTGCCGGAGACGCACATGGACCCCAGACGAATAGTTTCGGTTTAGGGCTTGTTGATGACGATGACGTTGTTGGCCTCGAGGGCAGCAATCTGCTTCGCATCCAGGCCACCGGGGAAGGTGCTCGCGTCAATGACGGAGACGTCCTTCGCCTCAGCACGTACCCGCTTACCAGCAAGCACGTCATCTACGATGGTCTGGGCTGCATCTAGCAGCTGTCCACCTTCGATACCTTTTTTGATGAGGTTCCGCAGGGCGCTTTGGGTCTGTACCCGCAGGCTGTTGCTACGGGTGAGCAGGTCCCATGCAACCCTCCGCTCATCCTCGCTTGCGTCGTCGAAGTCCGGGAGAGTGACGTAGACGTCATGGCTCTCGTCGGCGTTTTTCGACGCCTTGACGGAAAAGGTCATCTTTCTCATGATCCACCTCCATTGATTGAATGTGTATGGAGGGGTCCATGTGCTCCGGTTCCGGGCTGCGACATCACATGTTACCATGTGGGCAGACACCCGTATGTACGTCCGTAGACACGTCCCACGTATCCAACGTACGTGCCGTACACCTACGGTCCGCGTCGGGGATGGTGCGTCCGACACCCGATACAACATGCACACCCCGTGCCACAAACGAGTGAATGGACGTAAACCGTTGTGCCACAACGACTTGCGGGATTCGCACGTTCGTGGCATAGTTCTTGGGTGTCGTGGGCGTGTTGCATCGTTGTTGTTGCACAGCTGCATTGCACAACATGTGTGCCACGGTGTTACTATGTTTGTCGTAGTTGATTACGAAGACGTTCGTACCAACCCGTTGGCGGAGAAATGGGCGGAGCCCCCCATCACGGACCGGACCGGACCGATACCTCTCCTCAATTATCTACCGTCCTAAAACCCCTGAGGGATTCACCCAGGGCTTCGATAACGGTTTCAATAATTGAATCCCTCCCATCGCACCGAGGGTACAGCGGGGTTAGAGGAAGGGCTCCGCAGGAGGAGAGTCGCCATCGCATCGCCCCCGAATCTTGACACGGACCCCCCACCCCTAGTATATTATATTATGGCAGACCACCCCGCCAGGACCTGGTCTCCGGCTCATGACGCAGCTATTGTACTCCACGTGTCAGGGAAGTCGGATCAGGAGATAGCAGAACTTCTCGATCAACCCCTTGGATGGGTACACTCCGTCCTGGACTCAGATCGAGCCCTTGAAGCGTGCATGGAGTTCGAGCGCAACGTGGTGGATTCGGTAGCCTCCAGAGCAGCCGAGGTTCAGTCACGTCTCGGAGCATACGCGGGGGAAGCACTGGATATCCTCGTGGAGCTCCTCCGCATGTCCACGGATGAGAAGATGCGATTCAAGGCTGCCACCGCTATTCTCGACCGGGCGGGCTTCACTGCTGTCCAGCGTTCCATCGTAACGAATGCAGAGCTCCCGAAGGAAGTCCTCGACCGGATGGAAGAGGCAACCCGGGATTTGCAGGCTGTCGAAGCAGAGTACACACTCCTGCCAGGAGGGCCAGCTGATGCGTGATCTGATGGAGCGGCTGGCGGAAGAGAGGGACAGGCAGATCCCTTCAGCTGATAGCCTCCCCAGGGCGCCTGAGAGGCGCACAGCTCAGCTCCGGGAGAAGATGGCAGAGCAGGGTAGGAAAGATCTCTACTACCTATCCAAAGTGATCCTCGGTTATCAGGATCTCACTCCCCACACACATGGGGCACTCTGCCGTTTCCTGGGATCAGTCGAGTACCCTCGACGTATGGTCCTTATGCCCAGGAACACTTTCAAGACCACCCTCGCGACGATCGCTCATACGATCCAACTCATCATCCGCAATCCGAACATCTCCATCCTCATCATCTCGGATACCGAGACGAATGCAGGGAACTTTATGCTCGAGATTCAGCAGCACTTCGAGCATAACGAGATGTTCCGCTGGACATATCCTGAGGTTATTCCGGAGAACTTCAACAAAACGATCTGGTCCTCCACTCGCATGGTGGTGAAGAGGGATATCATCAGTCGAGCCCCGACTATCGATGCAATCGGTGCTCACGGCGGTGTTGAGAGCCGACACTACAATTATATCAAGGCCGATGATCTCGCGACGGAGAAAACTATCTCCAGCGACGTTCATATGGATAAGTTGATCAAATGGGCGGGCGGCCTCGAATCCCTCCTAGACGATTATCACGGGAAGATCGACTTCGTGGGCTCGAGGCGGAAGAAAGGTGACATCTACGAGCATATGGAGAAGTTCTATGGGGGAGAAGAAGAGCCAAAACCGATCGGACCTCACGCAGAACAGAAAGGGGAAATGCTTGTATTCTGTCGAAATGTGCTCGAGGATGGAGAAAGTATCTTTCCCGAGCGTATTCCGAAGCGATTTCTTCTCCGGCTCCGCAAGTTCTACCCCGAGCGTTACCATTCCCAGTACGCCAACAATCCGAAGGGCACGGGACTCAATGTGTTTCAGAAGGAGTGGTTCCGGCACTTTGTTTTCTTACCCGACGGTAGGATTAAAGCCCGGCATGGAGGCGAGGTTGTCGAACTGACCCATCCCAGTCGCATGGATCGGGTTATTCTGTTCGACCCATCGGTTGCGGAGAAGCAGCGCTCCTCACAGCAGGCCATCATCGTCGTTGGTAAAGGAAGCAGCCCTCACCGATACGTCCTGGAGACCCATATCGGCCACTATCCGCCCGACGAAGCGGTTGATCTCCTCTACCAAATGTATGAGAAGTGGCAACCTGGGATCGTATCGGTGGAGAAACGAGGCTATCAGGGCTCCATTATCTACTGGCTCCACGAACGGGCGGAGCAGGAAGGCCTCCCTTACCTCCCTATCATCCCATATCCACCTGAGGGAAGCCATAAGAGTGAAAAGGACAAGAAAGAGCACATCAAGGCCCTCCAACCCATCGTCAGAGCAGGCTACTTGTGGACCCTGGAGGAGCAGACTGAACTCCTAGATCAGCTCGAATTCTACCCGAACGTGAGATGGGACGACGGTCTGGACGCCCTTGCACAGGGTCTGGAGTACTGGCCCTCAATGATGGATGAGGAAGAGCAGTTCGAGCAGACCAAGGCTGAAGATGAGTGGCTCCAATCAGTCGGAATGATTCCTCTCACTGGCCGCAGGAAGCAAGAGAAGCCTTGGAGTGAGGAGGAATTCACTCGACAGTTCGACTTCACCGGATACGGCCTCAAAGCTTAGGAGTAGATTATGTCTATCTTACCTATCATTATCACCATCGTAATCGTTGGAGTTCTGCTCTGGCTTGTTAACACCTACGTCATGATGGATGGGAAGATTAAGAAGATCCTTAACATCGTGGTAGTTATCCTCTTGATCCTGTGGTTGCTTAGAATACTGGGCGCATGGGAATATATGTCTAGTGTAACAATCTAAGGTTGAAGGCATGAACGAAACTATTCCTATCATGATTAATGGTGGCTTTCGGGACATTAGGAGGGACTGGTGGGACGAGCTGATCGGTCCAAAACCGCCGAAGCGCTTCGATAACGACGGCTGCACACTGGCGTTTGACTACTGGCACGGACTCATGGTCTGGCCCGCCTGTGTCATCCACGATTGGCACTATTCGGCACAGATTGAGAGAGAAGTGGCAAATCCACCATCTCGCTTCATGTCGGATTACGCCTTCTTCATGAACACGTATAAGATTCTACGTCTTCAGGAAGTCGGCCGGGTTAGAGCCATCGCCCACGCCACGAAACGGCTGGTCGCAGTGAGAAAACTTGGTAAAGAACACTTCCGACGGAAGGTGAGACATGATCAAGGCAGGTAGGGTCTTCGTCGTTGAAGCAGGCACAACCCGCAATCTGGACCTGAGCGGAGCGGAAGCGGAGCTTGTTGAAGGAAGTGGCGCAACTGCCACTGTCAACCGGGTTGAGAGCCTGGAAAGCACAGAGGAACTAGCTGCCATCAGCGTGACAAGTCCGGAGGTCCTACCTGCCTGGCCTTTCATCCGCGTTGCGGCATCAGGAGGACCAGTCTACGTAGGTCTGAACTACCGTTAACTGGGGGTAGTAGGAGTGCCGAGAACAGGCTCTGTTGCGTTGACACCCCAACATCCTGTGACCATGAACCACTCCTACTACCACTCCCAGGTTCATGGGAACAAACGGGGTGTCCGAGCGGAGCGAAGCGACGCGAGCCGGTACGGGCGGCAGGTCGAGGCCGAAGGCCGAGACCGGGAGCCCGCAGGGAACACACACTTGGTGAACCATGCCTGAGCACGACCCAGAAAGATGGCGTGAGGCCTTTCAGGCCGCAACTGCCCAGTGGGGGCTTCCTCCCGGTCTACTCGAAAAAGTGGCCGAGGTGGAGAGCGGCTTCGATCCTGAAGCTATATCCCCTGCTGGTGCAGTTGGGCTCATGCAAATTATTCCCCGCTTCCATCCGGACGTAGATCCTACCGATCCGGTTGCCTCTATCAACTACGCAGGGCGCTATCTCTCCGAACTCAAGGATCGATTCGGTACGTGGGAGCTGGCCCTAGCCGCCTATAACGCAGGGCCTACTAACGTCCGTAGACATGGCGGCATTCCGCCGTTTGAAGAGACTCAAAACTACGTACAGAGAATCTCCTCAGAGGTTCCTCTAACAACTGAAACTCCTACCAGGCTGGATAGGGAAGTCCATGGTATGCTTGAAGGGAGGAGAGCTCTCCCCGATGCGACAAGGGTTTCAATTCCTGAACAAGTCGAAACCCGTTCTCTCATGGATGAAGTACAGAGGATGATGGCTGAACCTGATGCAACCCGAGTCTCCCCACAGGTCACATCGCCAAACCTTCTGCAGCAGATATCGTCCCGTCTCCCTGAAGCACCAGTTGGAATGCAGGCCCTCTTCGACCGAGATGCTCCTGCTCACGAGGCGATGAGAGACTTCTTCGCCCCTGAACGTCGGGAGAATCTACCAGATCCGTTGCAACAATTAGTCGGGCTGGCAGAAGATCCTGCAGCTGGTATGGTTGGTTCTGTCCTAGGCCCTGCAGGTCATGTACCTGGTACTGTGTCTAGGCTCTCTAACCTCGCAAGACGTGCTACTCCTGCAGGCGGATCACCCACACCTAAGAACCAAGTAGTCATATTTAATCGAAACTTCCGGGAAGCCAAGACCCCTCAACAAATGGATGCTGCGGATCAACACCACTCTTTCGCATTCTCTGAGGATGCCTTACGCGTTTCAAAAGACGACGGTGCTCTAGCGTTCGTTAATCCTGCTGGTGAGGTAACTGTTACTCTCGCACCTAGATCTCCCTTAACTAATCAGGATATTGTTAGAAATCTACGTGAAGCAGACATGCTCACTGATAATGTTACGGTTATAAGGCAAACACCTGGTGCTGGTACTCCTGATAATGTTGAGAGATTAGGTGGACCGTCTTCAAATCTCTTAGCAACTGGAGGTCGACGCACTGCGTCTACACGAATTGATCCTGATGCTATCACTGATCAAGACTTTCGCCTTCGTATGCGGGATCTAGCTACGCGAGTCGAAGCAGACGAACTAATGGCTTCGTTCGATCCTCCTTCTGGTCTCGGTAAAACAGTCGACAAGATCTATAACGCAATCGAGTCGTTTGGAGAAACTATCGGTGCCCATCTACCTGACGAGAGAACACCTGAGCACATCATACTAAGCTGGGCAATGACTGCATCAGGTGTTGCTGTTCGCGAGGCTCAGAGAGTCCTAAAGGCCCGAGATACAAGTATTCCAGAAGTCCTACGAGATGCCCTACTTGATCTAATTCGTAGAGGAGAAGACGAAGATGAGTCATAACCTACTTCAAGGGCTACAACTGTGACCCCTTCTCACGACTCACCAACCATCGAGGCTGAAGAAGTCTCCTCTGCCGAGCTGATCGATGACGAGCCGCCCGGTGAAGCTGAGGAGCCTCAACAGCACTCTTCGTTTGCGAAAGAGATCCCCGACTCCATGTGGGCTGAGCACGAGGAAGATATCCGCATCTTCCTCGACCAAGAACTCGCCCTCGCTGACGCGGAGCGTGGTGATTTCGTGGAGAAGATCGCTCGTTGGAAGAAGGCCTACGCTGCTCCTCTCCCTGACGGGCCGAAGAACTTCCCTATCCTCAACGCCTCCAACCTAACCGTTCCAGTTATCAAGGAGATCGTCAACACGCTCTCTGCTCAGCTCGTGCAGGTCACGATGACTGCTGAACCCCGTTGGGTACTCAAGGACTTGGCTGACGAGTGGGACTCCTACGTCCCGATGATTGAGCGCTTCCTTGACGTAGCCTCCCGCCGCGATCTGAAGCTCGACGAATCCGCAATCGAGTGGATCGTTGAGGCAGTGAAGCTCGGCACTTCAGTCGCAGAAATGGGCTACGATGTTAAAGAGAAGAAAACTTATCGCTACACCGCTGACGGTGACAAGGTTTACCCCAAGAAAGTAGTCACCCGAGACGGTCCTGTTCACTTCCACGTACCACTTTCCAAGTTCTGGATTCGTTTCCATGAGACTGACGTCCAAGACGCCCGTTGGGTAGCGAAGGAACTCGACTACAATGAGGTCGAGCTTCGTGACAAGGTTGCAATGGGGAAGTTCGACAAAGAAGTAGGAGAGTTCCTCCTAACCCACGAGGACAAGCCTGAAGGTGACGTCGCGCCTGATCAGCGTGAGGCAGAGAAGCACGAGGAGACCAAACCCTCCCGTCGTGAAAACGTTAGAGTCTTCGAGATCCATCTAAGCTGGGACATTGATGGAGACGGGGTGTTCGAGGAACTTCGCCTCTACTACCACTGGGATTCAGGGAAGTTTCTCCGTAAGGAGTTCCAACCCTTCTGGCACGGTCACAGGCCATTCATCAAGATTGGCTTCTTCCCTGTCGAAGATCGCTTCTACGACATGGGCGTGTGTGAGATGCTCGAATCTCTCCAGGCCGCTATCAGTCAGAAGCACAACCAGCGCGCTGATAACGCCACGCTGGCGAATGCGAAGATGATCATCAAGCGGAAGATGCTCAAGTCTCTCAAGCCAGGGGACCCTCTATATTCCACCAAGATCATCGAAGCAAATGACATATGGAATGATATTCGAGAGTTCCAACTGGCCGATATCTACCCCTCCACTGTCCAGGAGGAACAGATCCTTCGCAACTACGCAGAACGTGTAGTTGGTCACGGAGAGGCATCAGCCGGGGGCGCTCGACCGATCACTCGCACCACCGCAACTGCCGAGATGGCTCTTCTCCAGGAACAGATGAAGCGCCTCGACTTGGCTGTCCGCAACGTCCGTCAAGGGCTGAACAAAGTAGGCTGGTTCACAATGAACCTCTACTTCCAATACGGAACTAACGGCAAGGCCCTGGCCTGGATGGGAGAGCGAGGTCGTATTGTAGAGGCGATCTTCCGTCTCCCCCGTCGTCTGGTCGAACTGGGTATGGCAATCGAAACTAACACACCCACTTCCACCCAGAATCGACAGGTGCAGAGGGAGAACGCAATCGCCCTCTTCAATCTCCAAGTCCAGATGTATCAGGAACTTATCCCTCTCGTCGCTCAGATTGCGCCCGAATCTATTGGAGAAGTCGTCCATGCCCTGGTCACGTCGGCTAAGAAATTCATGTCTGATACTCTGGCTGCGTTTGAGGTTAGTGATCCAGAAGACGTCCTTGCTGGCCTTACGGTTCTGGAACGCATACTCCCCAACCCGGCAAACTTCGGAGGAATGGATGATTTCGTCAGAAGAGAGGAGAGCGCTGCGCTCTTTGAAAAGCTCGACAGGGTGGAAGGTATACTCACAGAAGCTGAGAGAGCATCTCGGGGAAGCGAAGGAGTTCGCCCTGGGGGCAGACGAAGTGAGGCAGTTTCTCCGGGCGAAGGGGTTCCTGGAGGGGGTGGAGAGCGTCCAGGAATTAGTAGAGAATCTCTTGGAGGCATCGGAGAAGACCTCGGAGGAGATCTTGGAATCTAGGATCTCCCAAACGATGGAGGAATTAGAGAAACTAGGAGCAATTCCTGAGAACTTTAACCAGGAGTAGTGAGATGACATGGTGGGAGCTAATGCAGAGGTTCTCACTTCGGGACGTCGAGGACGACGGAGCGGAGGGAGGAGAGGTTCCAGAGGAGGCCGCAGGGGACCTCCAAGAAGGAGACCCAAGCCAAGGCGGCGGGGCTCCGGTAAGAAGCGCGGTCCCCGAAGACGCCCTTCCCGAGTTCCTAAGAGGAAGAAGTCCCGATGAGGTTAGGCAGGCAATCAGCCAGGCCTTCGATGGTGCGAAGGAAGCTAACACAGAACTTCGCAATCTGAAGGGAGAGCTGGATCAGATCAAGCAGCACCTGAACCAACCGAAGGCTGAGGAGCCCGATCCTAAGGATGATAAGCCTCTCGACGAACTCCTCTACGAAAATCCGGAAGAAGCAATCGACCGGGTAGTGAGGAAGCGCTACGGCCACAGGTTTGCAGGACTGGAGGACCAGGTCGGTACGACTGTATTGGCTACCCTCCGAAACGAGCTGCCTGACTTCGCTGAAGTTGAAGACGACGTGGATGATCTCCTCAAACGTAGTGGTGCTCCTCGCACTCGAGCTAACATCGTCGGGGCTTACAAGATGGCTCTGGGAGAGCGTGCAATGGCTGAGCGTGCTCAGGCTTCCAGGAAGGCAGCCGCTCCTGAAAGGCCGAAGCCCCCGAAGGATGAGGGTAAGAAGAAGCCGAAGATCTCCTCTCTAGAGAGCGAGATCGCAGAACGTCTCGGCCTCACCAAGGAGGAGTACATCGACAGTCGTGACAACCCAATGGATATCAAGGTACCAACATGAGCGAGAAAATCACAATCAGGACCAAGTCTGAATCTGCCGGGGAACCTACTGAGAATCTCGAATACGAAGGCCTCCCTCAGGTAGACTCGAAGAAGGCAGGACACGTAGGAAAGACCCTAGAAGGGATTGCTCTCGCTTACAAGCAGAAGCATCCTGACCGTGAGTGTCGATGGGTCTATTCTCCTCTCCATCGGGGTGAGCTCTCGAACGTCATGACGAAGCGTTCGCAGGGTTACAAGCCTGTGATGGTGAAGGATGTAGGTATGCTGGACGGCTTCAACCCCGAAGATCAGATGCGCGTAGGCGATCTGGTCCTTATGGCTATCCATCAGGAAACCCATAAGAAGTTGGAGGAAGAAGTCAAGGAGCGCGCTGATGAGCAACTCAAGCAGGTTGAACGGGAGTACTACGATCAGATCCAGAACCTCGATGTTCGAGATGGACAGGATCCTCGTATGCGTCCCGCTGGACGAGCCGTGATCGAAGAGCGCGATCACGAGTATGAACACAAACAGCGATAAGGAGGAATTATGGCTTTCCGACCGTTCCCGGCAATCCCTAACCGGGGACGCCACATTAGGGAGAGAACTCTCGCAGATGATGCAGAGTTCGAAACTGGTGCCGTAGTCACTAGTGCAGATGGTGAACTTGATGAGGGTGCAGAAAATGAGGCCGATATCCTCGGCTTCGCTGCTGAGCCCACTGACTACCCTGGGGGTCAGGACTTCAACCCTGGACAGCGACTGGTCTTCGTAGCTGAGGCCAACTCCACTTTCTGGATTTCCGGAGGTGAGCTGGACAGCCCTGATCTCGTGCTTGTCGAACCTCTCGAAGAGCACATCGACAACACCTATGGGCTGACGAAGGACGCCAACACAGGAATCTGGTATCTCGACTTTGACAAGGACTCTGGTAACCAGCGTGCTATTGTCGAAGATATCGATCAGGATCGTAGCCTGTTCGAGATTCGGATTCTCGACGCCAACCGTATCCTCAACTAAGGAGAATCGACTATGCCAGCTGTTCGTGGCCAGTTTGATCATCTCCTTGCGCCGGGAGCAAGAAAGGTATTCGTGGATGAATACCAGGAGCTTCCTTCGATCTACAACCGTGTCTTTAACGTAGACACCTCAGGTCGGGCGTGGGAAGATGATCTCGTAATGACTGGCCTTCCTGTTGCCACGAAGAGGGGAGAGGGTGAGCCAATCGCCTTTGACCGTCCCTTCTTCCGTGGTCGGGTTCGCTATATCCACACCGGCTTCGGTCTCGGTTACGAGATTACGAAGGAGGCAGTGGATGACGATGTATATGGAGCACTGAACAGTCAGGGAGCAACTAACCTTGCCTGGTCCATGCGTGAAGCTGAGGAGATCACCGCTTGGAACGTGTTCAACAACTCTTTCACTTCCGTCCAGGCTTATGACGGAGTGTCTCTCCTCAACACTGCTCACCCCGGGATTGGAGATCTGGAATTCTCCAATCGTCCCGAAACCCCACAGGATCTCTCTGTCGCAGCACTGAAGGCTGCAACTGAGCGTTTCTTCCTGATGCGTACTGACCGCGGCCTGCGGATCAGAATGGGTCCGTCAACTCTCGTCGTACCGACGCAGAACTGGTGGACCGCACAGGAACTTCTCGGGACGCAGGTGAGGACATTCGATAGTGGCGAGGGCGACCCGATGGATTCTCTCGAGGGTCGCAACGTCGTGACGCAGATGGGTCTCACTCCTCTCCAGTCTCAGTATATCACTGACGAGGGGGCCTGGTGGCTCGTCGCTAACAAGGGAGTTCACAAGCTGAACTTCTTCTGGCGTGAGCGCCCCAACGATGAGAGCGGCTACGACGGCCGGAACCGACTGAGCTGGTTCGCTATCGTCGGTCGTTGGGTAGCAGGTGCCACTGACTGGCGTGGTA